TTATAAAGTATAATAATGGAAGGCCCAGAAATTATTCCGATCATTGATGAGAATACTGGAAAAGCAAAATATCATCATCCTAACTTGCCTGACGTAGGTGTAGGTGTCAAAGGTGCTGGAGAATGTTTACTTATGATCTCACCGAGGCAGACCGGAAAAAGTACCATAATTTCTTCACTTTTTCTAAATGATAATTTTTATGGACAAGATTTCTTCCCTGGTGGTGTAGTTGTAATTAGTCCGACAATCAATATGGATTCTACAAGTAGATTTATGAAAAAGAGATTTGAATGTCATGATACATATAGTCCTGAATTAATTCAAAATATTATTCAAAGACAAGTAGCAAAAGGAGATGATGATCCTACAAAAGAAATAGCTTTGGTTCTAGACGATTGTGTGGGAATGCTAGATAGTAACATAGCAAACCTTGTCACCAGAAGTAGACACTATGGTATTAAGTTGCTTGTCATATCGGTACAGAAGTTCAGAGGTGCTGTAGACCCTATTATTAGAAGCAATGCAACATCTGTAATTTGTGGAAGTCCTTTCCCTAATCAACGAGAACTCCAAGCCATTTCTGAGGAATTTGGGGACTTATTCAAGGGCAGTGATAACTGGATGAAATTATATAAACAATGTTGTAAAAAGAAATATGATTTCTGTTACATGAAGTTATCAAAGAATCCTCCTGAGATGTATCATAATTTTAGGAAACTCGTAGCCACTGGAGGAGCAGATCAAAGTGAAGAAGAAAAAGAAGAAGAACTAAATAAATTAGAAAATATCTCTGAAAATTAATTTGTATTATAATATTATAAAAATGGATGGCTATAACATGAGCAGTGCTATTTCCCTCGGGAACTCAAGAATGGGTGCTGTGGAGAATATGAATGAAAATATAAGAGAGTTTAATAAGTCAGCAATTGAAAATGCTTCTAAAGCAGCAAAGATTGCTGTAGGTAATGACGAACAGGCAGGAATTATGTCTGGAGTTAAAGATGCTCTTACAGAATCAGTAGCAATGAGTAATTTTAAATCATCATTAAAAGGTTATCAAGAAGCACAAAAAGGCACTGGATTTGGTGGATGGTCTGAAGTAAAGCCAACACCAGATGAGATGAAACCTAAGGCAGCATTAGCTGGTGAGGAAGTAGATACTCTTGCTGAAAAACCTTCGGCAGCTATTTCAACAAGTGAAGGAACACTTTCTGAAGGTTCTGATATATTAAAGAGAGGTACTGGACTTGCTGAAGCAGCCGAAGAAGCTTCCAAAGGTGCTAAAGTAGCTGGAGCATTAGGAAAAGGTGTAGGAGTTGCTGGAGGTATAGCATCATCTGCTTTGGATATTGCTGCTGATGTTAAAAGTTTTAAAGAAGGAAAAGGGATTGCTGGAGATAATTGGGAAGAAAAACTTGGAAACATTGCTACTATTGGAGGAACTGCTCTTGACATGTTAGGATTTGTCCCTGGTTTTCAATTGGCTGGAGTAATAGGAACTGGTCTACAAGCAATAGGGGGTATATCAGAGGCAGCAGGTGAGGCTGTAGATACAGCAAAGAAAATTGCTACAGATTCAAAACCAACAGATCCTGTACCACTTCAACAGACAGCACAGGCATCTCTTGCTGGATCGTTTGCTGCTACAAGGTAATTTTTAATTTATTTTTTTTCATTTATTTTTTTATATTTCAACATATTATAAATATGTCTTCAGGATTTTTCGTTGCCGATAACAAGATACCTGTAAAAGAGGATTATGTTGCTATTCCATCTCAAAATGGTCTCACCTATGATGCCCAGAAAGTTATTGAGTTTTACATTCCCCCCAATGTTGCCTATTTCAACCCCAAAAACTCATATTTACAATTTGATTTAACTATTTCCCAGGATACTAATGCTTGTAATACCCGTCTCCAGTTAGATGAACTCATCGGAGGACAAATTTTGCTAGATACGGTGAGAATTCACTCTGGGGACAAAACCGAATTGCTTGAGGAAATTAGACACTACCCAGTTCATGTAGCTATGAAGTATGCTTACCATTCAAATGAAACTTTGAAAAATATGAGAGCATTAAATGAAGGTGCTGGTGTATGGACTCCTGATTCTCGTGGAACTCGTGGCTCTACTAAGTCTCAATTAGCAAATCACAAGTATACTCCTTATTATAAGAATGTAGCTGAAGATCCTACGAGTGAACCATTTACGAACTCAAATAAATACACTCAGTGTAAGCTCAAGCTTCCCCTTCATACTGGACTTTTCCAAAATGATAAGGTAGTACCTTGTGGATTAATGAATGGTTTGTTTATATCAATCCTTACAAGTGAAAATAAGAGATGCTTCCGTCAGTTAGATAGTGTAACTGAAAACCGTAGACTTACACTCAATCCACTTTTCCACTCTCTTAATGCTTCAACAGCTGCTCCAAGTTCATGGGTAAGTGGTTCTGATTCTAATGTAATTTACATTAAGCACGATAACAACAACTGGGAAGTTGATAATTTCCCTTTGGTTGTAGGTGAAAAGTTTCAGCTCAGAGATTTAACAAAGCAATACCCTCTATCTGGTAATGCTACTATTAAGACAATAGAAACTGCTGGGTCTGGAGCAAATAAGTATGTTAAAGTTACTCTTAATGCTTCTGTTACAAATAATGGTTCAGATATTACGAATGCTGGAAATGTTTTCCTATATTCAACTTCAGTAGCAAATTCTACAACATACAATCCTACATATTCTATGAGCAACGTAGAACTTGTTCTCAATCAAGTTGATCTTGGTGATAAGGCACAGCAAGAGGCTATGGCTGATATGAGAGCTGGTAAAATGATGGTTTATGATTTCTTATCAACTCAAGTATACAATTATTCTCAACTCAAGGGTGATCGTGTAGCAAACATTGCAATCCCTGGTAATCACCAACGTGCTAAGTCTGTTATCTGTGTTCCTACGGATGCCTCTGTATATTCGGCCAAGGACCAGATTTCATGTGTTGGAACTTATGAAATCCATTCTAACAGTCAAGACCATAAGCTACTTTCTTCTCAAAGTGGTATTGCTGGAATCTCTAACAGACTCACAGAATACTTCTTTTTCTATGACGGCCGTAATCAGCCAAGCTTGAATGTCAATACGGAAAAGATTTCTTCTAAGAGTTCTGTAGATGCTATTCCTCTCCTAGAATTAGATAAGGCTCTTCAGTCTGCTGGTATGCCTAGTCTCCAGATGTCTCGATTCAATGAGAACTTTGCTGTTGCTAGAACATTTTCTCTCAATGATGGGGTCTATGATATGAGACAAAAGGATTGCCGTCTCAATGTCTACTACCAAGATGTAAGTAATCCCCCAGAAAAGGATATGCTATGGTGCAATTTCGTATATCATCTCCGTCGTATAAATATCCGTGCAGATAGCATTCAAGTAGAAGTATAATTTTTTGTAATATTTTTTAAAATAATCTCATCAAAAATAATATATATTAAGTATTATAAAAATGAGCATTATCTACAATGAACTTCAACCTAGTAATATCAATTCTACACAGAAGATTTCTCACAAGCAAGGAAATCCAATTGTTTCTTTCCTAATTGGTTCTCAGCCACACTTGCTGGATTGTGGTAGTGTTAGACTTTCTGGAGATATTAAGTTCTTTAAGGATGCTAACAGGACACAGCCAACTACTGCTGATCAGCTTGGTATCGATGAAAAACTTGCTATTTATTCAATTATTGATAAAGTAACTATTACATCTCAGAGATCTCGTCAGGTGATTGAAACTATAAATCACTATGGACGTTTCCTTTCCTCATACCTTCCGTATGTATCAAGCCGTGAAGATAAGATGACTTTTTCTAACAATCAGTCTCTATCTGTACCTAACTATGAAACTCAAAAGAGAGAATTAGTTGATTTCCCAGTTACACAGCATGGCTCAAGATTTTGCATAAACTTACCTACAGGGGTTCTAAGTTCAGGAAATTTACTACCCCTTGGAGCTACGTCTCTAGGGGGTGTTGAGATTTCTCTAACCTTAAGTCCTGATGCCCAGGCGTTGTATGCTCTTAACGGCACTACTACTGGTCTTACTGAAGCTTTTTATGAACTAGAAAATGTCCGTCTCCACTGTGAATTAAATGTTCCTCAGCAGGCTCTCCCTCCTTCTGGTCAAGTCACCTACAATGCTATTACATCGTATTTCAATGTAATTAATTCTGCTAATGCTGTAGTTAATTTTAACCTCGGAACTTCTAGAACTCTTGGTGTTTTCATGAATATGTGTCCCTCTAAGTATCTTAACAATATAGCATACAACTCGTATGCTACTACTACACCTCTCAACAGTGATGGTAGTCAAGCAGATATTAAATCAATAATTATAACTAAGGCTGGTCGTCGTATGCCTTTCAATTTCAATTTAGATACAAATGTAAAGGATAGTGAATCTACTACTGTTGTAGATCCTCAGGTGGTATCTTTTGCTCGTGATAGTATTCGTCCTGATAATCTAAGATCTCAGATTTCTCCTGTAAATACCAACAGACTTTATTCTGGAGCTACGACTCCTCTAACGGCACAGGGAGGTCCTCAGGAATGTTTAGGTGTCCCCTTCGATACGGCAGGTACTGGTATAGGTGAAGATTTTTCAACTACTCCGTTTGGTATTCAAATGGAAGTCGGACTCGATAGTGATTCTCCAAATGCTCTTTTCTTGTTTGTTCATTCTCGGCAGACGATGGTCTATGGCCCTCAGGGCATCCAGATTATTCAGTAAATGAAGTTTTAATTTTTTTTTTAATTAATTTTTTTATGTTTATCATATTATAAAATATGGCTGATATTCAAGAGACTCTTGCTATTTCTCCCCCTAAACTAGATGAAACTAATGTACCTGACCTTATCAAAGTAGGACAGATTGAATCCAATATGGCTATGGATGTCACTAGTGATGTTCTTGATCCAATTGTTTGTAATGATACCAGTTGCCGATTCGTTTTTCAGAACAAGGGCTATTTACATGATGGCTCACGTATCACTTTAGCTGTAAAGAAGAATGCTTCTACTACTGATGGAGCTTTCTTCCCACTTGGTGTTGGCTGTCATTCTCTAATCCGTCGTGCTACCCTCCGTGTTGGAGGCCAGACTGTCTGTGAAATTGAAGACTATAACTTTTTCAAGTCGTATGAATCTATGTTTATTTCAAATGAAATGAATAAGGATCGTGAAGCTGTAATGAGTGGTCGACAGATCTGTCATGAATTTGTCTACAATAATTCTGCTGGTTCTCAGTCAAATAGTGCTGCTGATGCTTATGGTCTTGACACTGGTGTTGAACCATTTGGAGGACAATTGAAGAATCGTGTATACACTGATATCAACAATGAACCGACATTTTCTGTTACTCTTGGAGAATTATTTCCATTTATGAAGGGAAAGAATCTTCCTCTCTTTGCTATGAAGCAAGAAGTGATGATTGATTTACTATGGGAACCTCTAAGCTCTACTGGACGTGTTTCTGTAGATGCTAATGCTTCAACTGGAACTCAATTTAGCATTGATACTACTAAGGTCAAGCTTGTAGCAGATTATATTTTCTATGATGGTGCTGTAATGGCTCAGAGGCTTCAGCAGTTTATGAGTAAGCCGACCCAGTTTGTATTTAATGACTATAGACTTACAAAAACGTCTCTTTCTGTAGAAGATGCAAAAAATAGTGTTAGAAATCTAGGTGGAGCTGGTCGTATTGTAACGAAGGTCATTACTGGTATTCATGATGATAATAGGACTGATAGATATATATTGAATAAATATTCTGCTGTAGCACCAGCAAGAGATTACATTAATGCTTCTGTTGAACTAAGAAAAAATGGAACTCTAACTACAAATATCCGAATGAATGATTTCTTTGTATTCCCTATTGATTTAAGTAATAGTGCTGTATTGTTTGACAAGACGGCACGTGCTGCTAGATCTTTCCCATTTGTTACTCGTGAGGAATACTGTGCTGAAGGTGATGTTCTAACTAGTGAGCAGTTTCATGGAACTGCCCAGAATGGTTCAACTGGTCTTCTTGGAAACTTCTTTTTCCAGTCATACAAGCTTCCTGTGGGACGTATCAATTCTCGTGGTCTTGAATTGACTACGAAGTGTGATGCTCTTCCTACACTTGGTGCTGGACAGACATACACTCAGAGAACCTACATTGAAATCGAAAAGGTAGCCGAGCTTCGTGATGGATTCCTAACAGTAGGATTTAGTTAAATAAAAATAAATTACTTTTTTCTATCTTTAATATATAAATGTCTAATCAACCTCAAGAACGATCTTATGTTGATGTGAAATTATTAGATTGTAGCCGTAGAGCTTCAATTGAATATACTTCTGGAAATGAAGCTAATAATGCTATTTTTACAAATAAATTAAACTCTGGTATACAATTAGATGTAGGAGATACAATAAATATTCATTCTGCTATTGTATCAGAGAGAGGAGCTGGAGGTCAAACTATTGAATTAAAAGGAAATTATTTAGATAATGTAAGTATTAAAAATATTACAACAGCAACAAAGTATAAAGATGATGATTTTTATTTAAGTACTGGTTATAGAGAATCACTATCAAAATATGATGCTATTACATATAATTCATCAACTATTGAAAAACAATTAGATGACAATCAAGTACATTTAACTTTACAATATTATAAAACAACTAATGGAGAAAATTGTTTTTCATTACCAAGATTGTATGCTTATGATAAAGGTAAAAAAGCTACTGATGTATATAAGGCTAATGATTGTAATTTTGAAGGTGCTACGATAACACAACTTCAAAACGGAACATTCTGTGAAAGTGATTATCAAAGAGATAGAAATGCTTCTGCTCAATTTAGTCATGATAGGCTTCTGAATGCCGAACTTGTAAAAGTAAGACAAGATGGAACAAAATACACAATATTTGTAAGATATGGGACAACATACATGAATAAAGATACAAAAGTCCCATATGCTCCTAGTATTGTTGGAAGTTGTAATGCTAATGGAAGTATTGATCCAGCAGTAGATACTTATATAAACTATAGAGAATTAAAAACAATTACAATACCAGCAGGGAGAAGGTCGGCAGATTTTATTGCTGAATCATTTACTCAAGCATTGCAGAATGCTTCAAATCTAGATACTTATGAATATTTTAAAACACCAAATCAGCCATCAGGAGCATCATGTTATGACAATCAAGGATTAATAGCAGCTACATATAAAACAGATACATTTAAACCTTTTCTATGTGCTAATGGTTCAACTTTTAATTCTTCTAATTTTGAGGAAGCAGTAACTTATGATGTTAAAGCAAGTTTAGGTAATGATACTAGTATATTAAGTCAAGAAAGATTAGACTGGGTAAATAATTTTACATTTGTAGCATTCAAAAGACCTGAGTTTGTAATATCTGGAAGACGTGATTGGTTAAATAATATAGCATACGATGGTATTAGTTATAATTATATTACACATATAAGTGATGATAAGTTTGGGGAGGGTGATTATCGAAGAACGACGATCGAGTTTAATGTTCCTTATTTTGATTATACTTGTTATGAATTAGCAACTTGGTTGAAAACTCAAGAATTATATCCAGAACTATGGGATTTAAGAAATGCTTCAAGTCATTATTATGAAAGAACACAAGAAGAATTTCGGACATATCCTACAAAAACTCTAACGAATGCTAGTCAAGATAATATTTTAATTGAAATACCTTATCCCCTTTTAGATTCAGGGTTAACATTAGACATTCCATATCAGTATGTAGGTAAAAGAGAAATAACATTAACAAGTGCTTCTTTAACACCTAATACAGTAAGAGTAACAAGAATAGAAACTAATGCTTCTGGAGATGAACAAACAATTTATTTTAATGGTTTCACAAATGCTGTAATTAATGCTAGTATAGGTTTAGATTTTACCATTACAGATACAATGGTAAAACCAACAATAGATAATTCGAGATTTTTACATTTAGATATGGTACAAGCCTTTGATAATGCTTCAAAAACCACTGCTGTAGAAAGAAAAGAATTTGGTTCAGATATGTATTATAATCCAGATAGTATTGCTCTGAATGCTTCAACAATAATAAAATATAATACACATTCTCAAGCTTTATTTTTTACGTATTTAAAAGAGGATGAAAATAAGTTTTATGCTGATCCTCAATATAATGATAGTATAAAACAATTATCATACGGAGCATTTTTAAAAGGTCCAAATGGTAATATCATGATAACAACCGAAGGTTTAGGAGGAATACCACAAAGATATTATAATGATAGTTTATTTTTTATAGGAGGGGAAGAAGCTGTTGGGAATGGTTCATACAGTGAGCCAAAATATAAAAGACATATAGGATATGATCCACATTTTTCTGCTTATGGAAATGCTGCTATAGGATTATGGTCTCCAAGTGTTCAACCAGATAAAGCAAATAATTTTATAGTAGGATTAAATACATTAGACACTAATGGTTCATATTCTACAGATTCTGATTTTGATGAACTAGGTAGAATAGTTGGTGAAACATATATAGGTAGTTCTGAACCTAAATTAACTTATGATTCTACAAAAGATAGATTTGGATTTACTGATTTTTATACTCCAGAATATTTAGGTAATGATGGTAATGCTGGAGATAGTAATAATGATAATCCTATTAGAGATGGTAAAGCAAAAGTTTATAAAATAAATAAAAGATTATTAAGACAAAACTTTGCTCCTGGTATGGGACCATATACTGTTCCAGTCGGTCAACAAGTTAACAAAATAGATGGGACATCAAAAATTACCGATCTTACATTTGATTTACCAAATAGAAATATTTATCCATTTTCAATCATAGATTCACATAGTGGTATAGCAATAGAAAGTTTTGGAATATCTGAGAGTAAATGGGAAAGATCATTAATGGGAATATTAGGTTTTGGATATGATACACTACAAGCACCAATAACAGCAGAAAATACAATGCAACAGAGAGTGAATACATTCAATCAAAGTAAATTAAATAAAGTAACAACACAAGGAGAAATTAAAGTAGGAGATACATTGATATACAATCAAAATATTTTTGGAGCAATTATGTATCATCCAAATATATTTGCTTCTGGAGGTATTATAGCAGCCGATGGTGGTAATAAACCAACATTAACATGGAATAGTCCTATAACATTAGATACAACCAGTTTAACATTGACTGGTAGTTTTGTACCTAAATCTATGTTAAATCCATTTTTCTCAATACGTAGTGATTTAATCGATGATACATCAGCATATTTTGGAAGTATAGATAGTGGGCAAAATCTACCTGTCATGGGTATTGTAATGAAAAATTATAATTCTGGAGATTATGTATATGGTGAAGAATCTTCAGTTCAGTTTACTGTAACAAAGCCAAAGGTGGTAACTAGTATTACCACAAGCATTACAGATCCTGATGGGACATATAGTAAAGTTGATGATAGTTCAGCAGTTGTATATAAGATTCAGAAAAATAGATCATATCCTGTGAATTTATTAGAACAATTATTTGGAAAAAAATAAAATAAAAGATATATAAAATGCAAACCCTGTTGATAGAAATTGATTTGAGAGAAGAAATAAAAAAAATTAGTTTTTGTGATTTAATAAAAATAAAAATATCTGATACTATAAAAAAATGGAAGTAATGACATCACATGACCTCGGACGTATACTAGATATATTAATGGAAAAAGAAGAGACAGACTTAATTACAAAATTAAGAATACACTTTGAAGAACTTTTTGATTCGGATTACAAACCACCAAGAAGAGTAAAAAAAGAAAGATATTCCGAATCCGAAGGATCGGCAGAAGAAGAGGAAGAATATTATACAATTGAAGACGAACACGGATTTCTAAGCTTAGCATAATTTCATTTTACAATTACAAGAATGACAAACTATATTTCTAAATTTTCCAGTTTCATGACAATGATCCAAACATTTGGAAGTATTGCTTCTTTTACCCGTTGTTAATTCTATGGAACATAATTCACAATTTTTTGTTTTCATATAATAATCATATAAGTCATCAAAATTATCTGTAATTACTCCATATTGTTTCCATCTAGATTTAGTTTGGGTTCTGTGTCTTTTTTCCTTATTATTTCTATTATATTCATTAGCACGATCAATATATTTTTTTTTATTTGATTCATAGTAATCTTTTCTATATTGTTCTCTTACAACTGGATCTTTGTAAGGCATTTTATATATTTAATATTATTAAGATTTATCTTTTTAAGTAGATAGAAGACTATTAACCCTTTAGCTTAGTATTCAAGATCATCAATCATTTCAAAAATAAAGTCAATTCTTTCTGGACCGTCAATAATATTTTCAACGGCATCAAGTTCATCTCCAAGAGAATTAATTATGCTTACAATATTGTTATGCCTTTCCTTAGCTTCCCTTTCAATACGTTCATCCCTTTTCATGTTCTTCCGTTCATTGAGAATAGTAAGAATGATATCAAGTGGAAGCTGTGGAATAGGAGCCATTGTTATTATTACATAATATAATTACGAGCCTAATCCTTAAGTATTTTTTAATCTTAAATTATGACCTTTATTCTTTTTCTTTTTCGGCATTTCAAGGTACCCATTCATTTCATCATTTTCAATTATACGGAGTCTGAGTAGAGCTGTAATACAGCACAAGAAATATATATGATCCTCACGATAAATAGGTTGATTATTTTTTTTCCTTTTCCATATTGTATTGCAGAATAAAAAACATATTTGAATTAATTTTTTAATAGATATAGCTTTGGAATTATAAATAAAATCTTCTCCTTGGTATAAATAATCTTCTAATTTCTTTTTTTTAGTTAATGGGAATGAACTAATAAGCAATCCCTTGTAATAAAATGTAATAGAGCCATGAGATCCTTCAAAAATAGTCATTTAATCTTAATATATGTCTTAAATATACCTTTATATAGTAAAAAACAGGTAAAATGACCCTAAAACGGCCATATATGCGTCGGAAAGCACATAAAAGTAAAATATATAAAAATAAAATTATAATTTTATTAATTTTTTCCTGTATTTACCGGCGCTTGGGGGCATATTTCCAGTTTAAAAGGGCTATTTTACGTGTATTATGGCTATTTTACTTGTCATCTATCCTCATATCTTGAACTCTTTCCTTAAAAGATTTAATTACTTCATCAGATTTTATTTTTTTCTTAATTACTTCAATGAATGATTCTAGATTATCATAGAAATCTTCATTTTCTTCAAAGAACTCTTCATTTTCTTCAACTATACCTTCCCATTCTTCATTAAGATCACTAATAATATCTTTTTTATCATCTTTACCTTTTCTCCTCAAATATTTTGTATACATTGCATTAACTAGAGCTGACAATTTATTTTTCTTTTTTTCTAGTTCTCTTTTAGCTTTAGCTTGTTCTGGTGTTTCTGTTACTTTCTTTTTAGGTTTTGGAGGTAATTCAATATTTATTGTCTTATACATGTCATAGGCCATTATCTTTTCAATTAACTTCATTTTGTTGTCTGTAGTTCTAAGGGGTTGCCCACGAGATTTCTCTAATTTCTTACCTTCAGGAGATTTATTCCACCTATCGATTACATCTCTCAAAATAGAAACATCTTTTATTCTATTTAATCCAGCCTTTATCTCTATAGCTGGATTTACTTTTCTAGGTTTCTTTGGTTTCTTTGGGGCGTCATCCTTTCCCTTTAGTTTTTTGCTTTTAATTCTTTTATTTCTTTGAATGGTCTAGGATCAGGTCTTTTAACTATCAATTTTTCTTGTTTACCATTTTTAGTAAAGTAGAATACCCATTTAAATCCAGAATCTTTCTGTTCATATCCCTGAGCTTCTATACCATCTCTATTATTAAGAATATCTTCTATTTGTTTCACTTGTTCTGGAGACCATTTAAAAGTTAATTTTGCTCCAGTAGACCATTTTTCTTTTAATGTAGCTAATGATTTTCTTTCTCTTACTGTTCCCTTACGGATCTTCTTTTCAGGTTCTGCCTTATCTGCTGCCTTAGCTGCCTTCTTAGCTTTAATAGCTTCTCCGATCTTCTTAGCACCTTCAGTAGCATATTTCTTCTTTTCCTTCTTTTTCTTTGGTTCTTCTTTTTTCTTAGGTTGAATCACTGTAATCTTTGAAGGGTCTACACGTGGTCTTCCAGGCTTAGAAATAGGTCTCACTTCATCTTCTTTTTTGGCTGGCTTCTTCTGTGGTACAGGCTTAGCTCCTATCTTTTTCGGAGGCTGTGTCTTAGGCACCATGTCCTTCGTGGCCTTCTTTACAGCTTCCTTTTTTAATTCTCTTTCCTTCTTTTTCTGAGCCATAGCCTTCTCTTCTTTCTTCTCAGCTGCCTTCTGCTTCTGCAATGCTGTTTTCTCTTTAGGTTTTCCAATTATTTCAGCACCTTTCAATGTAATAGTTTCAGGCTTTCCATCTACTTTTCTAGATATTTTTTTCCCTTCATGATCTACCCTATATCCCTTCTTTTCTACTAATTTAATTAAATCATTTCTTGTAGCTCCTTTTGGTATCGTAATCTTAGTTAAAACATTATGTGCTTTGATTAGCTTTCTAATCTCAGAAACTGTAAGCATAGCCATCCTTTATATGTTTATAATATAAAAAAAAAATATTATAAATATTAAAATGTTTCATAAATCTCATAGCCGTAAAGATCTTATCGATATCATAAAATTATTTAAGTTACCGATTGAAGATGCTGAGGACTACAATAAGAAACAATTAATCGAAAAATTATTTAATTGCTTGTATAAAGAAATAGAATATATAGAACCAGATAATGATTACTATGGTATCAGTAATTTACATGAATTAAAAGAATATCTAATCAAACCAAATCAAAAGAAAATATTATCTGTTAAAGATAAAAATGAAATAATGAAAATGTCAAAATTAATCATACAATACTGTAAAGTTGGTTATTGTGTTGAATTATCCTATTTTAATACAATGGATGATATTTATGTAGAAGCACGAAGACTAAGTCAATTTGGAGATATTCCCAGTGTTAGAAGAATGTGTCAACTAATCAACAAGAATCCTCACAGTAATGAAAGAGTCTATCCAGTTATGTCAAAAAAGGTTCAAAAAGATTTAGAAATTAAAGAATTAACTTCTAAAAAAGTATTCTCTATGCTTACAGTAAAAAAAGAAAAAGTTATTGTTTCGTTTGATTAAAAAATAAATAATTCTCGTTTAATTATTTAAAAATAAAATCTAAGTATATATAAAAATGTCAGAAGTAAATAAATATCATAATTCAAAAATCTATTACTTATTCGATAGAATTAACAACAGAATCTATGTAGGCAGTACAACAGCAACATTCAAAAAGAGAATGTGTGATCATCTATACGATTTCAAAGCATGGAAAGGAGAAGCAAATAATAAACTACCTCGTAGTTATAGAACCTCATTTGATATTTTAATTCAAGATAAATATGAAACAGGTATTCTGGAAGAGTTTAAATGTGAAAATAAAAGACAATTAGAACATAGGGAATGTGAATGGATTCTTGCTTTTAGTGAAAAAAATATTGAAGTTGTAAATAAACATAAGCCGAACATTACGACTCGTCCTGTTCTTCCTCATTGTTTTTTTCCTCTCCCTTCTTAATATACTTACTCATGGCTGTATGTGTGGAATGCATCATCATATCAGCATCTTTTTCTAACTCTTCTTTTACATTACTATATTTATGAGATAAATATATCTTTCTCAATAAATTAGTTGATACACTCTTTCCAAGACGTTTCTTAAATGTCTTAATTAATACTTGGCTGATAGCATTACGACTCATAGGTGTTCCATCATTTCTTGTAAGTAGATACTCACCATCATTAAATCTCAGATAAAATCTCATTACCTTTTTAAGTTCTGGATTGAGTTCAATACACTTTTCCTTGAACTTACGATTTGTCTTGTAATCGTTCAAACAAAAAAACATATTATTTTTTTCTAATACAAGGTAATTGGTCTCTTTCTTATCTTCATCACTTAATTTATTATATTCTCTCTTTTTTATGATTTTCATACCAGCCAGATCATTTCTCATTGGAGCTACTGAATGGACGTTTAGAATCATGTAGACTTGTAGTAGAGACCTTTGCCGAGTATTCAATCTATCCAAATCTTTTAACTTCATATTTTTCAATTCAGTACCTATATCAGAAATAACTTGATGAAGCTCTTCCATTGTAATTACATTTTGGCCTTGTTTCACAGACCAAGTTCCTTTTGCTGTTTCTTCTTCGTAACGGGAATTTAATTGATCTCTGTAATCAGAATATTTTTCAATTAATTCATCAGTATTACCCTTGTTATTCATAGCATACAAATATATAATTGCCGAGTTCATGTAATTTCTAATTGTAGAATAATGTAACTCTTTACCATTTTCCTTTTTTTCCATTAGTTTTTCTTTTACTTTATCAAGACTTTTTAGCCAATCAATACCTCCCTTGATTTCTCCATCATTCATTATTTTTGATAATTTCTTTATATTAGCTATATACATCTTGATTGTAGAAGGCTTGATTTCCTTCTTGAGTTCCTTTCGGTTTTCAATGATCTTCTGTTCCAAGTTTTCATCCATTGTTTAATATTATACAAGATTTTTTTTTTAAATAATTTATTCGAAAGGTATTTCTAAAATATTACATACAATTTTTTTGAGTATTCCACCAAGATGAACATCTCCTATATCACTATCTCTGAATCTATCCTTGTTAATTGTATTATCACCATGACAAATACAAATAATTATTTTTGAGGCATCAGTACATAAACACATATTTTCATTGAAATCTATCATCTTACATCCTTCACCTTGAGAACTCTTCTTGAATCCACCCATCTGACCCCAGTGTCGTTTTGTATATACCATACCACTCTCGTGGATCATTCTTTTTTCTCCACATTCAATTCCTGTCATTTTAAAATCATCATCTGGATAACAAAACAACATTCCCTTAGTTCCAACTAAACTGCAACGTTTATCACTTTTCATTACTTCAATACTATGCTTTAACCATTGAGGTAAAAAAATATCATCTGAATCTAAATTAGCACATATTTTGAATGAAGCCATTCTTTTAGTTAAATAATTTCTTTTCTGACCTATTGACATTTTAATATTTTTATATTCATACTTAATTGGAAATCCAATAATTTCTTGAGCCTTTTTTATTTCTTCTTTTGACTTAAATAATCTTTCATCTGAATCTCCATCTTTAGAATCTAGTATACACCATTCTAATTTATCTTTGGGATAATCTTGTTGCTGTAAATTAAATAACATTAAATTTAGCCATTTAGTTCTATTGTAGCAGGGGGTTACGATAGAAATATTTGGGAGTTCCATTTATATAACTTAGAAAATAAAAATTAAAAAAATAACTCACCACCACCATGATGATTGTTTTTGTTTATCTTTGTAGTTCAAATGATCTAATAATATCTGAACATCATTTTTAAGAGATCCGACTTGTATCTCTAATCTATCTATTTTTACTTGTAATTTTTGAATAGGCTTCAATGGTGTATTATCTATTTTTTCCTTTTCTTCTTTGATTGCCGAGATAATAATTGAGTCCTCCATTATTTCTAATAAAAGAAAATAATATTTCTCTATCTTCTTCAACTAAACCTTTATAGAAGTCTTTAGCTGAATGATCTATAGTATACCTTGGCTGACCTCCAGCATTAATACATCTATGCTTACTTATATGTAAAAAAGATGGAAAATATAATTCATTCATGTAATCATCACAATACCAGTTCTTAATTGATGGATGAAATAATCTATTGAATATAGCATAATGTGTTTGAGTTACTAGAAATTGAGTTATAATTCTTCCATTTCCGTTAAAGCATCCAGCTGTACCAAGCCCTTTTGTCTTCTTGAGATTTGTGATACCAGCCTCCAGCCAACCATTATCACAATACATGATATCATCCCCTGCAGCATAGAAATAGTCATTAAACTCTTCAATAGCTTTTTTGTATAAGATATTCCACATAAGTGTGACATGACCCTTGGGAATGTTTTCTTCAAAAGGATAAAATTGGATATTAACATTGTTCCAAGTTGAAAATAAATCATATACTTTAGCTCGTTGTTTTTTGTCTGAATAGATTGGATCATCTTTATCTACTCCAATATAAAATTTGTAATTATATTCCGAATTGGATGTCTTTACAAATGTTATTACACTATTCCATAAATAAGTATCAGTAATACATTTCCATTCACGATTTTTTGTAGTTGATGGAATTAAAATTGCAACTTTCATTTATATATCTTCAAGAAAATAATCTTTAATATTTTCCTTATGGAAGTATTTACTTAGACCTTCTACTTCATCATTCGTCCAGCAAGTAATATTCATATAAAAATTATTGAGTCTCGTATATCCAGTTACAATGAAAACAATATGTTCCCATGATGGAATATGAACTTCTTTACAATTCGGCTTATTGTATAAATCTCCTTCACGTTGATAATCATCTATAAAATAATTTGGATTACTTTCAGGAGTCTTTGTAATTTTTAATGTACCATCCTCAAGTTTTTCAGTTTCTGGTAAAAACTCTTTATAATTACAATCTATTCCCATAATATGAATATCATTGAATCCGAGGATCACACCAAATAATACAGCTACTGAACCACTACACCAATCAACAAGGTATCGAAAAGGATTTCCACGTTGTCTCTGGAAATCTTCTAGAAAGATAACTTTTTGATTTTCAGCTAATTCAGGACAAACACTCAAAATACTTCTACTTAATAAATATCCTCCTTTACATTTATCATCTTCAATCATTTTTTTGATATCTTTATGATTAGAACGTAATACTACATGATCAACACAAACATAATAATCTGGATACCAATCAATCTTCTCCCAGTGTCTATAGGCAAGGCACATCCCAATTGTTTCATCCTTAATTTTTGTAAAATCAAAATCTTTGAGTGTTGCTCCATTTCCAATAACTGTGCATTTACGGACTTGACCTTCTTCAGACATTTTATAATATTATCAATATTATTTTTTTATATATTGAACTTATAAATGGATTTAAAAACTCCGAGAGACATTCCTGAAAATATTGAAGATTGGTCTCCAGAAATTGAAGACCTTTTATCAGAATGGGGTGAAGTTGCTTTATGTTTCCAGTATTTACATAGTTTCTCTCAACGTAAATATAAAAAAAAATATCATCATTTTCAAATACCTATCATTGTATTATCTACATTAACAGGAACAGCAAACTTTGCTACTGACAGCTATGTACCACAAGACTTCAAACAGGGATTCTCTGCTGGTGTAGGATCTTTAAATTTATTGTGTGGTATACTTGGGACTCTATTAAGTTTTTTGAGATACTCTGAAGTCTATGAAGGTCATAGAATATCTGCTTTAGCTTGGGCTAAGTTAAGTAGAAATATTGAAATAGAATTATCTTTACAAGATAAAAAAAGAAAACCATGTAGAGACTTTTTAAAAGTAATGAGATCAGAATATGATAATTTAATGGAATCTAGTCCATCCATTGATTTAGATGTAATTCAAATGTTTAATAAAAAGTTTGAAGGAAAATATGAGGGAGTTCGTAAGCCAATCATTGTCAATGGTTTACGAGAAATTAAACCATTTAAAGAATCTAAAGAAGATGAAGCACTTAAAGAAGTTATAACACAGCCAGAGCCAGAGCCAGAAATAGAATCTTAATTATTTAAGATTAAATCTTTTCTTATAATTAGATATATTAGTTTTT